CGTCACTTTGTGCTATAAGAGCTTCAGCTTCCTCACGGACATCAGCAGATGTATTAGGATCATCAAGTAGCTTAGTTGAACGCTTGATGTCAGCCTTAAGCTCACCAATCTTACTAGCATACTTACCAAAGCTTACATTACCTTCACCTACCGCTCCCTCACCAGCAGATGCTAGTTTACGAACGCCAATCTTAGCGGCCTTATAATAAGCTACTGGAGGAGTGTAAGCTAACAACTGTGCACCAGCGCGTGTAGGAACACCACGGAACATCATGACGAACTTAACGATCATTCCTACCTCTGTAGGAGTCAACCCAACTATGACCATCTCGTGTATTGCTGAACGTTGCATGCGTCTATTGGCTGAGAGG